ACGCCATTCACTACCGCTAGTGAGTACGATTAAATCACTTAAAGGAATAAAATGCCGAATTTCATTTACTTTCTTAGAATTTAAAGTAGCTGTCATAGCATCATCGGCTCTCAACAAACCAGAGTGGGAAGAAAAATGTTTAGAAAAGTTATTGTGTCCTCCTGTTTGTGAATAATATTTCGTATCAGGAAAATCACTAGAACCAGAAAAAACTCTTCGTTGTTCGTAATAAGAAACTGTTCCCGGCCTTCTACCTTGGCCGATAAAAGGATTTCTGGGTTGAGGAGGTTTTGCAGTAGCATCTTCCGTAATATCGTTATCTTTAAAAGTTAGCCCTGTAGTTTCTCCAATAAAACCAATAGGCTCTACTTCTCTTCTTCTGTAAATATTATATTTAGTTGCGTTTGTACTTCTGCCCCATGTGATAGTGTTATCAGGATCAGTAGTACCCGCAGCCGTAACTTGAAAAGCATCTGTAACTGTTCCCGCCGAAGCCCAAGCAGCATAGTTAGTACTATCCTCATTTTGTAATTCAAAAGTAGTAGCTGCTGGTGTTGCTCCTACAGTAAAATGTCTATTATTAAGTTCTGTCATACCAGCGATAGAAGTAATACGAATTATATCTCCTGATTCAAGGTTATGCCCTGCATTAGTAGTAACTACCGCAGGATTAGCTGCTGTTATACCTGTTATAGTATGAGTAGTTGTAGTAATCCCCGGTAAACTTTCTTCTCCTGTATCTTTATCAATAGCTGTTACAAAATATTTATAAGTAACACTATTATCGGCACCATCTACTGTAATTGCAACAGCAGTAGGATGAATAATATCAGGCACAAAATCAAGGGTACTAAGCGTCCATGAAGAATGACCTGTTCGTGTAAGTTCGCGGGGGTCATAGTCAGGATGCGCTAAAGTCATTACATCTGCTGATTGAACAAACTTAATTCTAGGAACATCAGCAATAGCATAAGGAGTAGTAAGAGTGTAAACCCGAGCCGCAGTTCCAGCCGAGCTATACGCAGTAAAAGCAGACCCATCAATATCGTCCCCGGTAACTTGATGAGTAAGCTCAAAAGTATTAGTAGTTTTATTAGCCACAACAAAGCGTTGGTCATTGATTTCTGTCATACCGACAACGGCAGTAATATAAACTTCGTCCCCATTAGAGTAACCATGCGCGGTAGCAGTTACAACTACAGGGGCAGCAGCTGTAGCACCAGAAATTGTTTTAGTTGATTCTACTACATGACCATCATTTCGGATAACGCGCATATACGCATCACCAAACTCTAATATATATTGGTCAGAAGTTTTAAATTGAAATTCTATAAGGCGAGGAGAACTTCCATCAGTATGCGTTTTACATGGGCCGATAAACTGTAAGCCAGGGCGATTACTAGCGCCTCCTGTTCCCGCTATCTCTATATTCCTAGCTGTGGCTAATCCAACATGATACGCAGCAGTATCACCTCTTCCATGCAAAGAGGGGTCCAACCTACCTTTAGCAAAGCTAGGTAATACTATGCTTTTAGGCATATTTAACCCCTCCCTCTAATCCACTCAGCCTCTCTTATTGGTTTCATAACTTGTTCATTAGCATTACTTGTTGGGGCTTGGAGAAGAAGAATACTATAAGCTTCTTGCATAGCTCTCCGAATTTCTTTATCTCCTGTTATAGACATCGCCATATGATACGCAAGAACAGAAGCCAATAATTCCACGAACAAAGGAGTAAAAAGGGCAGTAGTTTCTAAATCAAAAGTGTATATAGCTACTGCATCTTCTAGATTAGTTAAAATTGTTTTTGTTTCTTTAGCGTCATCTACTTCTATTTCATATGGAATAGCGTCTGCTTCGTCGTCTGCAGTAATTGGATTTTGTAATTTTCGAATAATAACGCAATCTGCAGGATATTGGTAACGATACCCCCAAATATCAGGAGGGTCATCCCCATGTGAAGCTAAAGTTAAACGCTTACGCGCAAAGCTCCAATTAAAAGCTTCAAGCGCTTGTAGTCTACTGTAGTCATACCACAAATCGGCTTGTTGAGCCTCAGCACTAGCTTCAGTAAAAGTTTCTATTGTAGAGGTAGCACCAAGATTTCCTAGAGCCATATTCGCAATATGAACCTTACTAATAAGGGCCATATGCTTTCCTCAAATGTTAAACCCCCCGCCCCTATTTAATCCCCAAGGGCGGGGGAAGATATTATCTACCTATCCTGCTGAACATAAACGTAATCAAGCGTCATAATAACCTGATTTGCGCTTCGATTTCCGATAGCGATATAAGGAGTCAAAGGAGTGGTGATAGTAACAGCATCAGCAATAGCACCGCCAGTAATCGCTGTTCCATCAATATACCCTTGCACCGCCCCTGCTGCCGAAACTTCTACTCTAACTGTTACAGTTGTACCATCTGTAGGAGTAGACCCTGAAAATCCAGGGGAAGTATCTGTATTAGCTTTAACTCCTCCATGCGCCCATTCATCAGTAGTAGAATCGAAATCATACAGCACTCCGCAAGCATTAGCAGCATCACTATCAATAGCATCTGCCGTAAAGAAAAGCGGACCTTCTGAAGTGGTATCAATAACATCAGAAAAACCAACAAAAATGTAAGCTCCGTTAGCAATATCATCTACCGCAAATTGAGCTTCAATAGCAAGACCGCCTTGGTCAGCCCTATAGTTTAGTTCATCAAACGAAAGGCAAGTAAAGTTAGCAGCATGATTACCATCGTCAGAAGCAGACTTAATTGTAGCCTTTCCTCCGATTCCATCAGCCGCCGCAGTTAAAGCTGCGTTATTTGAACCCGAACCTGCCCCTGCCGTAGACCATTCCGCCCTAAGAGTAGAGCCAAGGAAATCATCAAAGAAGGTACACTTTTGGCCGGGGTCTAATGCTTGAAACTCAGCCGCTTTTACGTTATCTGCTATCATCGTGCCGGGGAATCTAATTCCTGCCTGAGTTACCTCATAGATAAGACCACCCTGCTTATCATACGCAGAATGAAGAACTTGGTCAGTGTCAGAAATAGTAATAGAAGCAGTACCGCTAGTATCAGTCACCAAATAACAACGATACCTAGCTTCTTTTTCGATAATAAAATCGTCAGATACAGTAGCGTCAGCCGTAGTATACCGTTTAACTAGCTGCCAAGCGCCTGACCCAATAGCACCAATTTCTACTTGAAAATCAATCGTCATATTATACGTACCGCTAATAGCTAAAGTAAGAGTTTCCCCAACTTTAACCGGGTCAACGGTGGTAATAGTGTCATCTACAGTATCAAAACTAGTATCAGTAATTGTTGCCATGTGAATTTCTCCTATCTATTCTGTTCAACATAAATATAATCAATCGTAGCAATAACCTGATTACCACTACGATTAGCAACAACAATAGCGGGGGTCAAAGCTGTAGAAGCAGTAATGGCATTAGCCTTTTTAGGTCCGATAGGCACACCGTAAAAGTACCATGTTGTGGAGTACCCGCCATTATTTTTTCTCCTTATCTTTTGGAGGCCGGCCCCTTTTAGGTTTCGGCTTCTCAGCTTTTTCTAATTCTCTAGCTCTTTTTTCTAAAGCAGCGCCAGCATCTGCTCCCGCTATAGCAGCTTCAGCTTCTTCCGTAGCTTTAGTAATAGCATCAGAAGCTGCTCGTTCTCCATCTGCGGTATGTAAGGCAGTAACACCATCAATTTCAGGTTTTACTTCTTTTTCTTTTACAATAACAGCAGATTTGGGGAGTTCTTTCATATGCTTGTCAGGGACTTCTTGCACCCCTTTACGAAACCTAACACCAGCTTTAGTGAGCCAATTTCTTTGCAACCTTACGAGAGTCATCGTCGTCCTCCTTCTCTGTAGCCCCCGCCATAAGCGAGAGCTACAGAGAAATATTTATTAATTACTAGCATCCGGGTAGGGCTTCCAACCAATCGGGTCAAGAGTCAAGAAAGCATTAACTTTGCCGGCTGTAAATGCAGCCACCGCAGTAACCTGCTGAAACCCAAGATATCTTTCATAAGTTGGGTCATGCGCCGGAAGCGGAATAACGTACCGATTACCAGCAACTAACGTGGCTACGGGGATAGCATACGTCCGCGCATGAAGCGTAGCAGTACCATCAGTAGACGGCGTAGCAGTACTATCTGACACAACCTGAAATACCCCTGTAGCAGACCCGCCACTTGTAGCAGCAGTATCCATCGTGACAACCAAATACATTGGTTGTCCTTGGCCGAGGTCACGACCAGTTTCTCCAAGGTCAATCACATCACCGATATTATATGTACCTGCTCCACCTGTATTTAATGATTCTGCATCTGCAAACTCTGAATATTTGTCCATAATCATAATTTTAGTTTCCTTTCTATTTAGCTAATAGTAGCTTCATCCGCAGAGAGAGCATCACATCGCCTTAGAGAAACATCATTAAAGCTGAGAACTTTTTTGCCCCCAACATCGTCCATACTAAGAGTGGCGTTTTGCACACCAGCGGCAACCTGCCTTCGTACCCAACTACGAATAGTCCGGTCCATGTAAAAAACAGGAGTTCCAGCATTAAGATTAGGCACCAACTCTAGGGCTTGGAACATCAAATCAGGAAGATGGGCACCCGAAGAAAATACACCAGAAGTGTAAGTTCTTGTCAAAGCTGACCTATCAATGTTAGCGATACGAACAATGTAACGCCAGTCCCGTACCGTAAGGCCGGCGCTCATCTTAAAGTGAGTCCGATAAGCTTCCATCCTCCCACCGGAACCATCAATATCTTCAATCGTGACTTGGCCTTTATCTGAAATCTGCATACCAGCAGTTGAGCCTTTTGGAACGATACCATGACAAGTATTGTCGCCCCATACAACTAGCCAAATACTTGCGTTATCGCTACCACTACCGCCACCAGCGATAATGTTGTCACCGTTCTCCGCCGTAAGACTATTGAAGCGGGGGGCAAAGCCGGTAAAAGCTTCAGGCTCAGTCGTTTCATTTCCGAAGAACAAAGTATCAGAAATTTCCTGAGAAATACCTTCGATATGCGGCTTATCTTCAGAAAGACGAAATTCCGCAGTATTACCGTTGAGGTCTGCAAGCGCTTTATCGACTTCAGAATACGCTTCCAAACTACCTGTATTGTCCGTAACCTGCACGGTACGGGATTTAGTCGGCTGCACACCACCATACAGCTTACGCCATGTGGGGGTCGGCAAACCAGAACGAATGGTAGTCCTATGGCCAGTGGGGAGATTACCTTCCTTCCACATCATATCGTCAAGAACTTCATTCGTTTCATTCAAAATTTCTACCACTTTTGCGATTTGACCATCAGGGTCAGTTCGTTTCGCAAGGTCTAATAGAGTGGGTCTAGTTGCAGCTAAAGTTGCCATATTATTTGCTCCTTATTCTTTTCCTTGGTTTGGATAGATTGTTTCAGCTAATGTTTTTGGCTCCGTTGAACCTTTCATAGCATTTCCTACTTTCAGTCCGTCTTCTCTCATCATTCCCCCAAGTATCGCTAACAGACGAAATACAGAAGGATGATTTCCTGCTCTTGTTTCATCTAACGCTTTACTAAGTTCCGGGTCTTTGTATTGGTCTATGAAATATCCTGCATTCTTTCGACTTCCTTCAAATTTTTGACCCCCAAACTCAGCGTCAGTTTTACACTTCTCAACCCATTCATTATCAAGAGTTTCAGAAGCTTTATCCCATTCTGATGCCATTTCACTTTGAGT